TTTCCAAAATTAGTTCCTCCACCACCTGCCAACAAAGTTGTCAAAGCGTTTATACCTGCATTGACTAAAATGTTACTGTCAATTTCTTTTCTTTCAAACGCCTTTCCAAGTTTTACGTCTTCATCATTAGCAAATTTTTCCAATAACCAAGTCGCTTTCCAATTGCCCTTTTCTCTTAATCCTTTATCCATATTATTATTTTACCTTTTTTAATGATTCGTTGTAAGCCTTGTCTTTGGCTTCCTCTACTTCAACAGCCTCGACTCGCTGTTTAATTTCATCAACTCCCTCCAAAAACTTTTGCGCAACGCTCAACTTCACTTGGCAGTAAGCATTGGCGAAAGGATTGAAGATTGATACCATTTTTTCTTCGCTCATATTTGTAAACTTAAATTAATTATTATATCAACTGGGGCAGAACGAAAGGAGAACTACCCCAGTCGTCAACCTTATTTTCTCGCTGATCGCTTTCGGGGTCGTAGCATTCTGTCCACTGGCGCTTTCGTAATTTCTCTGTCCTCTATCCTTTCTTCTTTCTTCGGCTTCATTTGCTCGGCTATTCTCATTTGCTCCGATTTGCTACATTCCTTAACACAATTCTTTTTTGTTAGTGTGTCAAATTGCTCCGGAGTTAATTCGACAACACTTCCTTTCTCTTGCAAAGTTCCTCCAAGATAGAACTTGCTAATGACTATTGCTTTTGTCATAGTTTTTATATTAAAAAATTAATTAATACACCCCTTTTTTCTTAGCAACTCCTTATCTTCTAAAGCTACATCGACCTCGTTCCCCTCACCGTATAGCTTCCCTTTATAGTAGAACTTTGTCTTTGCAACAAACTTTGTTAAAAAATTCACTTTATCTAATCTGCTTGATTTTTTCTCTCTTTGAAATTTCATTTTCGGCAATTTCTTTCCCCACATTTTTTCCGCAAGTTCTTCCATTTTTCCAGCGTAGTTGAATCTTCCCTCACTCTTGCTTAGAAAATGTATCATTGGATTTTCTACATATCCGAATGTCATTCCCATTTCATTTGCCCGTAAAAATAAATCTCTATCCTCGCACCCGTTTTTAAATATCTCATTCAGTCCTCCCAGTTTTTCCCACGCCTTGCGCTTGACTTTAAAACAATATCCTGACGGCACATCTACATCTACCAAATACGCGGACAAAAATGCTTTCATATTATTCTCTCGATTGTGTCCTATCCCGTAAAATGTATTTCTTAATTCTGGAATGAACTGCGCTACTCCCGTAATATCCGAATCGTCCTCAACCATTGCCTTTAAAACATCTTCTATCGGCTCTGTATCATCGTTTAGAAATATAATGTTATCAGTCGTTGCTATCCTTGCGCCCTTATTGCAATTCTCGGCGAATGTTCCGCCGGAAACAATTATTATGTTAAAATTCCTATTCGATATTCTTTCTAGGCAACCCCACAAATATTTATGCTGATCGTGGTGTGGGATAACTATATCCGCTATCTTAATTTTCAAATGTTTTTCAAATAATTCTTTTTTAGCGTCTTGATGGTTTTTTCCCATTGAAATTCCGTGCGGTCTGTTTTTTGTTTTGAATAAAATCTTATCCACAAATACTGGCTTGAATCCCGCCCGTGTAATTCTTATCCATAAATCCCAGTCATTAAATCTATCTCGCTTTTCGTCAAATACTGGATTGACTTCCGCCCGTATCAATGACATTGTGCTAATTCCGCAAAACCATTCTAGGTATGCCTCGCTCCATTTATCTTCCGGAATAGCGCCTTTGTTTTTATTGAACTCAACACTATCAATAGTGAATCTTCCAAACGCCCAGCTCGCTTCCTTATTTTCTTTTAGCGCCTTGTATAAATTTTCTATGCAGTCTTTTTCTAGCGCCAAGTCATTGTCGCAAAAAAATATGAACTTTCCTTTCGCTTTTTTATATCCTGTATTCCTAGCCCAACTTGCACCTTTCCCGTCTTTATCTATCACTTCTATTATTTGCAAATTCTTATAGGTTTGTTTTTTCAAATAAGGTAAGGTTTCGTTTTTTTCTCCTGCCCTATTTGGAATTATTACAGAAATTAATTCTTTCATATGCTTTTGCGACGGGGCGAGTGTTTTTCAACTCGCCCCAGCCCCCTAAATTAAGTTATTTAGTTTTACTTAGTAGGCGGACGGAACATCAAGAATAACAGCAGCTTGCTTCATCGCCATATCGCCGTCAACTCTCTTGACCAAACGAATGGTAATTTCGTCGTATCTGAATCTATCGTGAATCGAAGCGTCAACGGTAATGCCCTCTCTATCTCCAATGTAATACCAGCTGAAATCAACGAATGCCAAATCTCCTTTATCTCCCAAGTCAGAACATTTTTCAGTTTCAATGAACGGCTTACCTTTCAAAGTAACGGCAGCCTCGGACTTCAAAGATTCTGATAGCAAAGGACGTTTGTCGGTTGTGCTTACAGTCAATCCGTCAATGTATTGGATAGCGCCAGTGCTACCAATCCATACAGCTTTCTTTCTGAATACAGGTTTCAAAGCATAGAACATATCGTTAATGTCTTTGCCTGAAATCTGATCGGCTACTTCTCGGTTTATAACAGCGATATCTCCGTCAACCAAAATTCCGTTCGGGTGAGCTCCACCAACACCAGTCAAAAATTCCTGATCCTCGAAATATGCAGCAGCTCTTCCGAAAATATTGACAACATAGTTCGCAAAGTCAATATTGCTGTCTGACAAAATTTCTCTCGATTCGGTTGTGAGCATAAGCATCTTTTTGGCAGTCAAGGAAATCTGAGTAAGTGTGAATTTCTTATCCGTAGTCGTTTCAGATTCTCCAACCCAAGAAACAACAACACCACCAAACTGACTCGCTGATTGGTCAAGTTTTCCACTCTTCCAAACATCGGACTTCATTTTGATAATGGTCGCTCTAGGTCTTACGATTGCTTCTTCTTCGATATAACTCAAAATAGAAGCTTCCAATTCTACCGGAACAGTATAACCTCCGTCTGCATCAGTCGTTTCGTTAAAAGCAGCTTTGTCAATAGTTCCTCCCATTAAAAGAGTCTTGAAGTTATCGCAAAACTTTTCCATTTCACTTCCCAACTGAACGAAAGGAGCTTTCACTCTTTCAACTTTCATTATAGATTTTTCTCCAATTTCCTTTATGTCCTTGATAATTTTTTCGTCGCCTTTAGTTTCTTCCTTGACGATAGATTTTATCTCTTCCATTTTTTTGGAAACAGCATCGCCAACGGAAGCACCAATGGCTTCGAGTTGTTCTTTTGTAAATTCCATACTAATAAATCTTAATTATTAAATCCCCTACTTCTTCCTCAAATTTAGCAATAGCGATTCTATTGCCTTGTTCGCAATTTTCGCAAGTGTCGCAGAGTCCAGCTCGGGAGCTTTTTCTGCCTCGGTAGCTTTTGTTCGACCTTGTTCTGCATTTACTCCGGACTTGTCGTCAGCTGATTCATTAGTAGCTTCCAACAAATCATTTAGTGGAGTTAGCGCAGCTTCCATAGCCCCGATTGCACTAGATATTAAATCACGATTTTTCTTACTCAATACTTTTCCTGCTTTTACTTCAATGTCTTTCTTAAATTTTTCTAATTCGCTTTTTGTGAAAATAACTTTTTCTTCTTCCTCTCCGTCTTTTTTTTCTTCTTCAATTTTATCATTCTTTATATTTTTCTGCAAATCTAATATCGACTTCATAACCAATCCGCACTTCATTTGCTTCGCCCCAGTCAATAATGCCTCTGCGTATGCCGGAACATTTACCCAACTTACTTCCAATAATTCCTGTTTCAAAAAGTCCACTCCGCTATCATTGAATTTATAATCCAATGGTCTGAACCCAACTGAAAATGCTCTAAGAAATCCATTTTCGGCAAGGGTCTTAATCTCTTGCGCAAAAGGTGTCGGCGCAAACTCGCCTTTCATTTTCAATTCCTTTCCCTCTACCCAAGTCTTTGTAGCCCGTCCGATTGTCGGGGTGTAGTGATCGTGCGCCCAAAGTATAACTGGATTTTTGTTGAACGCTTTGAGTTCCCAACCAGCAGGGTCAATGGTATCTCCGTATCTATCCGTCTTAATACCAGAAATGACGGCTTCAAAAGTTCCGTCTTCATTTACCCCTTTAAAAACTATTTCCCCTAGCCCAAAATATTTCTCTTCGATTTTCATATTCTTAAATTAAAATAATTATTTAATTACTGGCAGGACTGTGCACCTGCAGTTGATTATATTTCCAGCACTTCCCTCAGGGTCGCCCGGATAAGAGAGTTCTTCCCCGTCAACCTTAAACTTCTTGTCTAAGTCCACTTTCTGCCCGTCAGCCCCAGCGTGGGAGGCTCTGCACTTACTGTCGAGGGTTGCCAACCATTCTTTTTGGTCAACTACTCCGCTTTGTTCGTAGCCGAATGTAGAACCTGCATTATTGGCTGATAGCACTTCCGTTCTTGCAATAGTTTTAGAACTGCTTAAAATTCTCAATTCGTAAACTTGCACCACTCGCTTCGCCAAATCTTTTATACTCTCTCCCTCTAGCACTCCCTCGGCTAAAGTATTTTTAACTTTGTCAATAGTTGTTTCGTTGACTTCTTCCGCAAATTTCGTGGACTTCATTTTAATAAATTCTGCGGTAGTCGGGTCGCTTATATCGAAATCTTTTTTGATAGATTTTTCGCCAACCTGCGCCATAGCATTTTCCCCAGCCTCTTTCACAATATCCGTAATCACTGGCGTGGCTCTCTTTACAAATATTTTAACCTCTTTTTCAAAATTAAGCAATTCCAAATCACTGCCCTTGACAGATTTTCCAAGTCCTGATTTTTTCAAAGCCTCTAGCGCTCTCTCTCTTTGTTCCTCGAAAAGTTTTTGCACTATGCTTTTAAATTTCTTTTCCCAACCAGTAATGCTTTTATCAAATTCGTGCCACAAAACTTCTCTTTGCTCTTGCGTATATTTTTCTTTGTCCTCGACTTTCTTTTCTGCATTTTCAACTGCAATCTTTTTTATAGTTTTGACAACTTCAATAGTAATCTGGTTTATCAAACTCTCTCTAAGCCTCAAAGTTTTTCTACCGCGCATTGCCCGTTTGTAAATAGCTTTCAGTTTTATTTCTTTCTTCTTATCATAAAAATCTTTAGCTTTCACATCTCCGCCAATTTTCATAACCGCAACACTTCCCATTTTAACAATAGATTTTTCGTCGCCAGAAGTTGGCGCAACATCAGAACCCATTGGCATTAAATTCAAAGCCTGATAAATATAATCTCCCCCGTCTATCGGGTCATAGCCCTCTTCCATTCTGATCTCATTCGTAGTCAACCATTTGTTGTGCGCCTTTGTGTAGTGGTCGTCTTTCGCAGCATCGTCGTCAGGTGTCGGGTCTAAACTCATTAACAATAAATCTTCTCCAAATTCAGGAACTAATCTCACATTCAAAACATCTGTTATTTTTTCCATTTTCGGTCTGATAGTTTCCGAAAGGAAAACATACAGCCCAGCATCAGCATTGGCTCTGCTCACATCGTCCGTAATTGCCATAACCGCTTTGCTTGTTCCGAGTGCCATTAAAATATCGTCCCGATTTGCAATTCGCATATTTGCAAAATCCATATCTTTCTGATTGACAGATACTTGTTTGTAATCGAGCCCGTGCGAAAGAACTGCAACACGACTGGCATTTTCCCAGCCTCCGTATTTTCTAACCCAATTATTTTTAATTTCTTCTCTATCGTCTTTTCCAATTTTTGATTGTGTAGTCAATACAGCATCTGGTCTAGCTGAATTGTAAAAAAATCTTGTGTTCCATTTTTTGGCATACACGTCTGACCTTATTGTTTCCATTACGGACTGAACTGCGCCGTAGCCGTAATAATCTGAAAGAGGGTCAGGCTCTTTGAAGTGAATAACATCTTCGGCTGGAAATCTTTGTTCCTTTCCACCGTTTGTGAATTTGTAATACGCAATACTCCCGTCAGCAGCCGGAACTATTTTTGTCAAGTCTGGTCGCATTAGCCAAAGTTCGATAACTTTCCCTACTCCATTTCTTGCCTTATACCAATAGCACTGCCCAAGCAGTGATAAATAAATAGAAGTAATTTCTTGAAGTTGTGATCCTGTCATTATTGGATTTGGATTTGATAACAGGTCATAAATTTCGTGCTGTTCCAATTCTTTCGCTTTTAATCCTCTGAGTTGATATAACTCAAATTCTATCGTGGACATTTTCTCCCCGATTTTTTTCGTGCAAGAGTGAACCAATGAACTGGCTCTAAAACTTTCCAAGTAATCTTTTGTCTGTGGAGCTGGAACTTCTATGCCGGAAATAAACGAACTCCCAAGCAATAACTTTTCTTTAAAACCCTGTAAGAGTTTTTGTAGTATTCCCATATTTTTTTGATATCGCTTAACCCCTAGACAATTATTGATATCTATATTTTACTAATTATTTCAAATATCGTCAATGTTATCTTCCTCATCGTCGTCGCCAATGACTTCGACTGTCGGTCTTTTTTCTTCCGCAAATGTCAAACTCCCTGCATCAATAACATCTGGACTGGTAGAACCCAACCTTGTCAGTTGCGCTCTTGCTCTTTTCATCATATCGTCTTTCGGCTCAATTTTAAATCTGCTTCCGCTATCTACTTTCCATTTTATTTCGTAAAGGACTAGCCAATGTTCTGCCTCCTCTAATTTTCCACCTTGCAAAATCCACTGCCTAAAATTGAAAAATAGCTCACTTCGCAAATTACTCCACCTGTTCTTATCACTGGCGCTCTCTCCAAGCCCCACAGCGACCACTGGTATGCTCAACTCTACGCATCTGTCCGTAACGCCCCCACCAACTCCCGTGTCGTCTATGAAGCTCACATCAGCCTCAGCATCTTTTATTTCTCGCACGTTTGTCATTGTGTCATTGCTCTTGTTTTTTCCGTGAAGCCACATATATTTATCGTCCCTGCCAACATAGGCATTGTAATTTCCACCTCGCCCAATATCCGCTCCCAGTCTAAACCTGCCATATAAAAAGTCCGGAAGAATTTTTACCATTGCCTTTCTGATCTGCGGAAGTGTCAATAATCTTCTGTATCCTTTTTCGTCAATTTCATTCGGCGCTGGAAATTTGCATTCGTATAAAACATCGAACATCGGCTTTCCTATTGCCTCGTCAATAAATTCCTGAGTGTAGCGCCCCTCTCTTAATGCTTGTTGGTAGTCAATAAAAATTTGCAAATAAAATGGATTGTATGTCGATTTGTAAAAATGCTCGTATGGCGGATTGCTGTAAAAAGGATTCCCGATTTTAATATAACAAGCCAGTATTCCTTTTCCTGAAATCATACGGAATATTGTCGCTTCTATTTCGTCCGGAATTAAACAAGCCTCATCTATTATTACAATGTCTGCGCCCTCGCCCATTGCGCTCTCAATTCCTTTCTTTGAATTTCCTGCCTGAGCTGACACTGTGTAAATTCCCCCGTTATTTCTTAAAATAATTCTGTCCTTGCTTTCCTCTTGTCGCAGTCTTTCCAGTTTCGTATTCGCTTCCAGTTCTTTATAAAAAAGAGGACTATCCCCAAGATGTTCCAAATAATATCGCATTATCAATTTTGTTTTCGGATTTGTCGGCGCCAATACCGCCACTCTCTTTCCTTGTAAACAAGTTATGACTATACAAGCCAGTGCTACTGTCAATGATTTTCCATACTGAGTGCAACTAACAATGTTTATTCTATTCCAAGGTCTAAAACATATTGCATAAAATATTTCCAGTTGACCCTCCGTCAACGCCTCGCTTCCTTTCTTTCCGTCAACCGTAAATAAATCAGCTAGTTTTTTTGCCCTTGCTAGTTCCTCGTTTTGGATTTTTAATTCTGTTAGCAATTCGTGTAGTGTTTCCATTGTCTTCAAAAATACTATTTACTTTTTCCTCAAGCTCTTGCATCATTCTGTCGTCTTTAATATCTACGGGTTGTGTTGCTCTTCCAAGTGTTCTATCAAGAATTTCCTTTGACGCTCCGAGCCTTACATTTCCCTGATAAACTTTGTTCAATAAATTTACTTGCGTCATAGCAGCACTGCTTGTTGCATTTTCCAAAATACGCTTTCCCTCTTCCAAACTTTCCTCCGCAGCCAATTCGTAATAAGCGTTGTAGTGTTCATTCAATCTCCCGTCTTTGTAAATAAGCTGTCTTAAAACAACATCACTAAATTTTTTTCCTCTAAAACCTTTTCTCAATCTGTCTGCAATTTCTTCGTATTTGTAGCCAAGAGTTTTTAATTTTATAAATTCAATTTCCCAAAGTTTCAAACCTTTGCTAATTTCCTCCCAGCGTTCTTTTTTGTTATTTTTCGTTGTACTCATATTTTTAAAATAAATATTGTTTTTCTATCTTTTTTAAATCAATGTATTTGTTTATAAAAGCATACGCATTTTTTGCAATAGCCAGTCTTTCCTTTTCGTGTTCACTATAATATTTAATCTTTTTAGCCAAATCAATTATGTTTCCTCTTTCTGCAACTATAACACATTCTTTTGGAATTTTGCTATTTTTTATCATAGTGTCCCAAACAATAGCAACGCAACCAAAATACATTCCCTCTAGTGTAGTCCGATTAAAATGACCGTAATACTTTTCGCTTAATCCCGTTAGGTCAAACGACATCTTTGCCCTCTTTAATATTTTTGGGATATCGTCATACCCAACAAATCCCATAATGTCAACGCAACCATTTCCTTTTTTATTTGAAACAAAATCATTCCGTATAAATTCTTTTACATCTTTCCTTTTTGAAAAATTGTAATACTCTCTTCCAACTCCATAAAACTCATAATTGTATTCTTGCAGTCTAGTCGCTTCCAAGGCGTGTTTTATTCCTTTCCAACCCCTCCATTGATTTGTCCAAACTATCAAATTTTCTTTTTCATCTTCATTCAATCCCCTGTCTTTGAAATAAAAAGGTTGTAATAATTCTTCTGCTTTTATTTTTTTCTTTTCTAGTAGGAATTTTCTTATAGTTCCATTGTTTGCAATAAATTTATCAACATAGGGAATCATATCGTCAAATTCTCTGTAATAATCGTTCCAATAAATATCGCTTACTGTAACTATTTTTTTAGGCTTCGTCCTATACAATAATCTCCATAAGTTGTTTTCTGATCCGTGCGGACAAGGGTGTGTGAATATAATATAATCATACCCGTCCAATATTCTCATTGTTTCCTTTATCTTGTCGACGTGTATGCTCAATTCTCCACATTCTATTTTAAAATTCTTTCCCTTGCCTATTATTTTTGGCTCTTTAATTTTGAAATTCTTTTTTGCATCAAAAATTTTGAAAGTGTGGCAAGTATGCCCTAGTCCTTTCAATAAATTGTTAGTGGAACAAGCCCTTGTAGCTATTCCGCCTATCTGGCTCAAATTGAAAACTACTATTGCAATTTTCATAATTTCCTAAAAGCAGCAAAGGATTTTTTCTCATATTCTATCTTGATATTGCTAATCCCGTGCTTACCTCTGTCAATCATTATTTGTGATACTAATTCCACCATTCCCTCGTATTGTTTGTGTTCGGGAGAATGTGAATATCCAGCGCTCCAATCTTCGATTATGTACCAGCCTCCACTCTTGACGTATTTCCACAAAGCGCTGAATGTATTTAGTGTCAAATCTTTCCTATGGCTTCCGTCGTCAATGATAATGTCGAACTCTCCAAATTCTTTTCCAATTTCCTGCATAGTAGCTACTTCTTTTTGGTCAACCTCTCTGAATGTAATTCTTTCCTTTTCCGCCAAATCTTCCGCTTCCTCTGTAAAATGAATATCCGCTCCCACAATTTTTCCTTTTGGAAAAAACTTTTGCGCCCACTCGATTGATCCGCCTTTCAAAACTCCCACCTCCAAATACTTAATTTCCTTATCCCTCAAATCTGCAAACATTTCTTCGTAGCGCTTTAATAGTCCGCCCTCCAATTTGTCCGTCCAATGTTTTAGTTCCATAGTTTTTTTTAAATGTTTAATTTTTATTCTCCTTGCTATTTCTTTTTCAAATTCCTCAATATTATCGCAATAATAATCAAATATTTCAACCTTGCTATACTCCCTGTGCCAAATGAATGTGAGCATATCCTTTTCCTCTTCTATAAAAATCCCCAAAAATGATCTGCCCGGAGCAACCTCTATTTTTATTTTTCTATCGAGTTTCATTTTATTAATTTGAAAAACAAAATCACTATACGTTTTAATCCCGTGTCAACTTCTAATGCTTTTTGCAAATCCTCCAAAGCCTCAACGCAT